AGTACGGAACGGCAGCCGCCGACAGCGCCACGGTGGCGGCGGTCACACCCTGGGCCAGGACGCGGCGTTTGTGCGCCAGGGCCAGGCTCACGCTACAAGCTCCACGTTTTCGGTCAGTGCGATCTTTTCCAGTTGCTCGATCACATAGCCTTCATTGCGGCTGTTGTAGTCCTCGACGCGGGAGCGCTTCGGATTGTCGATTGTCTGCTTGCGCCAGCTGGTGTCCTGGAAGTAGATCGACAGGTTGTCCCAACTGGTGACCAGCACGGCGTTAACCGGGAAATTCGGCACGCTGAAGGACGGCAGACCGCCATAGGTCGAGATGACCTGGGCGTTCTCGATTCGCTCCTTTTCGGTCGGGGTGTCGCCCTGCTTGGTGTACAGCTTGGCCTTGTCGGCGGCCAACAGGTCGCTGCCGATGATGGCCACCAGGTCGCCGTCTTCGCGCAGGATCTCGTCGACCATTTGCTTAGTGTCGTGCACCAGGGCGTCGAGGTTCGCGTAGTCACCACCGGCGCCGAGGGTGACCTTCCCAGCAATTTTGCCTTCCTTGAGCACTTGCTGCGGGGCCTGCTCACGCAGTTGCTGCAGCCAGCCCTTGTTCACGTCCTGGAGCTTCGGATTGGCGGCCAGGTCAGTCTGGTTCGCTGCGTGCGTGCCGTGGAAGCCGATCACGATGCGGTCTTGAGCAATACGCTTCTGCACGGCGGCAGAATAGCGGTCCTGGAAATCCGAAAACTTGGCCCAGGCGTCGATCTTGGCGTGCGGCAACCCGACGTCCGACTGAGTATCAGCCAACTCGTAGGTGGTGTTTTCCAGCGCCGAAGCATCCTTGGCTTCACGATCGGTGGTCTTGGTGTTGGTACGGCCGGTAACCGGGCCGTTGACACCGATAAACACCTTTTCGCCCTTGATCTCCGACACTGGCACGACGTTGATGCGCTCCAGGAAGTCGGCCTTGGCGGTGATCGAGTCGTTCAGTTCCTGGGCAACCGACGGTTCGACGCTGAATTGCTTGCTGGCACTCTCGACGCCGTAGGTTTCTGCAAGGGCGGCCTGCAGCTTGGCGTATTTTTCGGCGCCATTGGCGCTCAGTGGCTGTGCCATATCAGAGCACCCGCTTCTTGACAGTGGCTACCGGGCCGGAATTGCGCGGCAGTTGGCGACCATTAGGGGTGTTCTGGATCGCGGTGAACTGCTTTTGCAGGCTCGCCAGCGCATTCAGAACCGCCTTGTTCGAGGCGCCGCCCTTGCGGCGGAACTCACGTTCTTCTTCAGCGGTAGCGACGATCTCGTCAACCGCTGCGCTCACGTCGTCGATCGGAGCCTGATCGGGTTCTGGTGCTTCTTCGGCAGCAGGCTCGACGACAGCCTGAATGCCGGCAGCGACGACCAGCAGCTGCGCCAGCAGGGCTTTTAAGGCCGTTGCGGTAGCTTCATCCATTGGGGTTTTGCTCTCGGTGGGGGTGGGTTCGGTGGGGCTCTCTTCAAGGCCGAAGCGCTTGAACAGACTGGTAAACATGGCGAACAACTTCGGCAGCTCGCTTTGAGGCTGGGGGTCACGCAGGGAGCCAAGTTCAACCGGGGCGGCGTAATACGCTGCCTTGTGGGTTTTCCTCGAAAAGTAGAGTTCCTGGGTGCCCAGGCTGGCCGGTTCGTCGGTGATGCCCAGGCCGGTCAAATAGGCTTTGCCGCTGCCGGCGAAATTCGGGCAAATCTCGATACTGGAGAACAGCTTCTGCCCCTGGTCGTTGAGGTAGAGCAGTCGGTCATTGGGCTTTAGCTGCGCCTCCAGGCCGATCTGACCTGGCTCCAGGTCGTCACCCTCCTCAACAAGACGCACCGCAAAGACGGTGCCGTGAGATCCTGACCACCGTTCGTGGTCGCACCAGATCACCGCCGTGTACTTGGACGGCTTGTAGGTTTCGGCGATATCGCGCAGTTCCTGGGGAGTGATCTCGCGTCCATCAACGGTAGGACCGCTGGTGGCAACACGTTTCCAGTAAGAGACAAGGGAACGGGGCATGAGTGATAACTGCGCTCAATCGGTGGTTTGAGCCGCCACGATAGGGAGCCGATCGACCTCGAACAAACGGTTCAAATGCGCGTTTCTCCTAGATTCGACATCTAGGTGAATCACGGAATTTAACCTCGCGTTTCCAGCGTTTTCGCCGCATAGACTGCGGCCCATGTATTACTCGACCGAAGTTAAAGAAGCCGCCAAACGCCTGTTTCTGCGCCGCTGCAAGGCAAAGGAAATTCAGGCGCAACTCAACCTGCCCAATATCCGGATCGTGTACTACTGGATCCGCCAGGGCGGGTGGGAAGACATGCTGTCGGACGAAGAGCCGCTGACGGCTGTCGGCCGGCGTATCACCCTGCTCCTGGACAAAGTAGGCAGTCTGTCCAAGGACGATCTGAACGAGCTGGACCGGCTGACCGCCGTTCGCGAACGGCTACTGAAACAGGCGATCAAACCGGCGCCGGCGGCAGTACCGACCAGAGACGACCAGGGCGAGCCCCAGGAACCGCGCCAGCGCTCACGTGGCGAACGTTCCGGCCGTGGCGAGGGTGGAGGCAAGAAAAAGGAGAAGAAGGCCAAGAACGACATCAGCGAGCTGACCGAAGTCGACTTCTTGGATAAGTTCATCAGCAAGATGTACCGCTACCAGCAGGAACTGTTCGCCGCCAAGCAGAACCCGCTGACCTGCAGGATCCGCAACATCCTCAAGAGCCGCCAGGTGGGCCTGACCTACTATTTCGCCGGCGAAGCGTTCATGGACGCGGTACTCAGCGGCGACAACCAGGTGTTCCTGTCCGCCAGCCGATCGCAGTCGGAGATCTTCCGCAGCTACATCATCCAGTTCGCAAAATCGTGGTTCGACATCGAGCTGACCGGCAACCCGATCGTGCTCAGCAACGGCGCCGAACTGCGCTTCCTGTCGACAAACAGCAGCACGGCGCAGGGCTATCACGGCCACGTCTACGTCGACGAATACTTCTGGATCCGCGATTTCGAGAAGCTCAGCACCGTGGCCAGCGCGATGGGCACACACAAGAAGTGGCGGAAAACCTATTTCTCGACGCCCAGCGCGGTGTCGCACCAGGCCTACCCGTTCTGGACCGGCGAGGAGTTCCGCAACAGCAAGCGCGGCAAAAAGGCCGGCGGCACCTGGCCGGTGGAGTCGGCGTACACCGCTGGCGCGCTGTGCCCGGACGGCCAATGGCGCAAGACGATCACCATCCAGGATGCGATCGACGGCGGCTGCGATCTGTTCGACCTGGAGCAGCTGCAGCTGGAGTACGACGAAGACAAGTTCCAGCAGCTGTTCTACTGCAAATTCATCGACAGCACGCAGAGCGCGTTCGGTCTGAAGGACCTGGAGCGTTGCTATTCCGACCTGTCGTTGTGGGAGGACTACAAGCCCGACGACGATCGGCCGTTCGGCAACAGCCCGGTCTGGCTGGGCTACGACCCAAGCCGGACCCGCGACGATGCCACCTGCGTGGTCATCGCGCCGCCGCTGGAACCCGGGGCGAAGTTCCGAATCCTGGAGAAACACAGCTGGCGTGGGCATTCGTTCACCTACCAGGCCGCCCAGGTCAAGAAGCTCACCGAGCGCTTCAACGTCCAGCACATCGGCATCGATGTCACTGGCGTGGGTTACGGCGTGTTCGACCTGGTGCGCGACTTCTACGCGAAGGCCACGCCGATCCACTACAGCCTTGAGGCGAAAAACGCCCTGGTGCTGAAGGCGCAGGACACGATCCAGGGCAGCCGTATCGAGTGGGACGCCGGCTGGACCGACATCGCCCAGGCCTTCCTGACCATCAAGCGTGGCACCACCAACAGTGGCCAGGTCACCTACAGCGCGTCACGCACCGACGCCACCGGCCACGCCGATATCGCCTGGGCGGTGATGCACGCCCTGGCCAACGAACCTTTGAACACGAACAAGCGGCGCCGGAGCCGCTACCTTACGAGCGGAAGCCATGCCCAAGCCACGACACAATCGCAAGGTCGCCCAGCAGGCGCGACAGCCACAGCCAATGCGGACATTCACCTTCGGAGAGCCCGAACAGGTGCTGTCGGGCAACATCGGCGAGTACCTGGGCGTGTTCCCCAGCGACGACGGCGAGATCTACAAGCCGCCGGTGTCGCGTCCGGGCCTGGCCAAGCTGCTGCGTGCCAACGCACACCACGGCGCCATTCCGAAGTTCAAGCGCAACCTGCTGCTGCGTGAGTTCATTCAATCCGCGGGCTGTAGCACGCAAACCATGGGCCGGGCCGGCCTCGACTACATGGTCTTCGGAGAGGCGTTTTTCTACCGCGACACCAACGCATTTGGCCAGGTCCTGGAGCTGCAGCACCTGCCAACGATCAATATGCGGGTCAAGGTAGACGGTGGCTTCCGGATGCTGATGCCGGACAACAAGTTCATGGACTTCGACCAGGACGAAATCGAACACGTTCTGGACTACGACGTTGAACAGAACATCTACGGCGTTCCGGACTACCTGGGCGGCATGCAGGCGCTATTACTCAACGAAGCCGCGACCCTGTTCCGCCGGCGTTACTACAGCAACGGCGCGCACGCCGGTTACATCTTCTACACCAACGATCCGGACCTGACCGAGGAAGACGAAGAGAACCTGCAGGCACAGATCAGCGCGAGTAAGGGTGTGGGTAACTTCCGCTCGATGTTCGTGAACATCCCGAATGGCAAGGAAAACGCGATTCAGATCATTCCCGTGGGCGACTTCCAGGCCAAGGACGAGCTGGAGAAGGTGAAGAACATCACCCGCAATGACGTGATCGCGGCCTGGCGCATGAACCCGGCGCTGGCCGGGATCATTCCGGAGAACAGCGGTGGTTTCGGCGACATCGAGAAGATCGATCGGGTGTACACCAGCAACGAAATCCGGCCGATCTGTCAGCTGTTCAACCAAGTCAACGACACGTTGCGAGAAGACAGGCGCTTCACCTGGACATCAGCCAATATACCAGTTGAAAGCACTACCCAATCTGGCTAATAGAGCCAATACCACTACGCATTATGGCAAAATAGTGGCTATAGGCTGCCCCTGGGGAGGGACACAATGAGAGTTGTATGCAAGTGCGGACATAAAGGGCGGATTGCTTCGAGAGAAGAGTTGTCACGGGACTTCGCGAAGTTGTACTGCCAGTGCCTAGACGCAACTTGTGGGCATACCTGGGTGGCGAACTTAACGTTTTCTCATACGCTCAGCCCTTCGGCTCAATCATACGAAAGAATGCTGTTTGATCGCTTAAGAGATATGCCAAGGGCGAAGCAACAGGAACTTTTCGATCGGTTGGGCGCAGCATGAACAGGCTCAAGGCACCGACAGCATAAGGGGCCGCGCTTGGTCATGCGGCCCTGAGGAAGCCCGAGCTTTAACTCGGGACAACAGAGTCATTCGCTTTCAACAGGTTCTGCGAGATATCCGGAAATACGTCGAATTTGTTTACGATCACTTTCAGACATTTGTCGATAAAGCCTGATAAGGCGTACTTCCGAGTCTGTCAGTTCAAGCCACTGATTACCAACTGACTCACGACAACTTACTTCAAGCTTTGTGCTGTCCAACATGCGTACCGCTCCATTGATGCATTTTGCTGAACAGACGTTATCGGGCAGCCATTGGCTTTCTGACGGAGGTATTTCAGGTGTGCGACACAACTAGTTACAACTTACTTCGGAGCTTCTACTGCCTCGGCCGCCATCGACTTAACGATGCGACGTACAGTTTTTTGATCATCTGGTGTCAAGCACCTGTACATTTCGACAAGATCCGCCTCCACAGGATCAAGTCCCTGTCCTGGCGGTGGCGAACGATGCCCAGTCAGCACGTAGCCCGCGTCAACTCTATGTTCCACAAGATCGGCGACGTAGCGCAGATCCAACGAATTCGCGCCAAGCTCGTAGTTTTTCTGAGTTCCCCTACTGACTCCAAGCAACGTACCAAAATCAGTTTGGTTCAGACCTAAGCGCTCGCGCTCTTCCCTTAGGCGATCACCTACTCCATCAGCTATGAGTATTTTTTTATCCACCACCATTGACTTGATCAAAATATTGACCAAGAATCACCACAGACAAACAGAAACAACCACAAACGAACAGAGTAGACATCATGCCCGCCACCGTTACGCCCGAGCAAGCCCGTGCTGAGCTTGATCGCAAGGGAGTCAGCATCGCGGAGTTCAGTCGCACACACGAATTGAACAAAAACTTAGTCAGCGACCTATTGAACGGTCGGATCAAAGGTCGCCGGGGGGAGGCACATCGCGCCGCCGTATTGCTGGGGATCAAGGACGGCGTGATCGAACAGTAATGGCCAACTCACTGAGGGAACAGCAGAAGATGAAAACCAAGGTTCTAAAAACGCGGCGGGAAGTTGTCAGTGCAATTATTTGCACCTACCCGGGCGGGCGTGAATGCGCTGCAGCTCGAATCGGCTTGTCGCTGAAGAAGTTCGACAACCACGCCTATGAGAACAACAACTGCCGCCCCCTGACTGACGTCCAGGTCTTCCAGTTGGAGCAAGAGACAGGCACCCAGCACTTCGCCAATTACGTGGCGTCGATGTACGGCGGCATGTTCGTACCAGTTGCAGATCCAGGGAGCCTGGACAACGTGGAGATGTATGCCCGCGCCATGCAGAGTTCGGCCAAACAGGGAACGGTCGACCAGATCATTGCCCAGGCACTCGAAGATGGAGTGATCACCGAGGATGAAGCACAGCTGATCCTCAATGCCCACACCTTGCATTTGGCAGCACGTACCGCCGAGGTATATGCCGCCATCGATCTCTACCGCGCCAAATCGGGGAAAGCACAATGACCAACCAAGTTAACGCGGATTATCAGGACTGCATTCGTACCGCCGCCCTCGCCTTCCTCGAGCGCCATCAAGGCGAGCACCTCAGCGATATTTCTGTACTCCTCGATCGCACGATCAGTCACCTGGTCAGCAGTTTCAACGTTGCTGAGCCGCTGGCGACGCGGCTGGCCTCGCAGGCTCACATCGAGCACATGGAAATTTCGCTACGCCAGCGAATCGATCTGACCTTCAGCACCGACACCGCCCTGGTCATCAGGGATCCGGTCAAAGGGTACTGCTGGTGCGTTCCGGTCAACGAGATCTATGAGCGAATTCTGAAAGCGCCGGACAACGGGCGTTATCGCGCCACCTTCTCGTAACACCCACTCCTAAACAAACGCCTGCCCCGCACCCCGTGGGTTTGGGTGAGCTGCGCCCGAAATCGAGGTTTCACCATGGTAAACGCCGTAGTTCTCAACGCTCAGATGCCCCCGGCAGAGGCTCAGGCCCTGCTGGCGTACATGCGTGAGCAATACCGTTTGAGCCTCAACGACTACTGGTACGCGGACGAGTACCGGTATATCCCGACAGATGAACGGCACAGCTCGATCCTCGCAAAAACGCCAGTGATGGCCGCACAAAAACGCCTGATGGCAGCCCTATCTCTCAGTCTCAAAGCAGTGAAGTAACCCATGAAAGACGACCTCCGTCACGACGTGCTGCAACGCCTCCAGTCCGACTTCGGGCTGAAGCACCGTACCGGCACCGACTATATGCGCGGTGGCACCTGCCCCAAGTGCAAGAAAAAAGAGCTGTACTCCAGGTTCGATACGCCATGGATGGTGATCTGTGGCCGACCTGAAAAATGCGGCCATACCCTGCACGTGAAGGAGCTGTACGACGATCTGTTCGAGGACTGGAGCAAGCGAGCCCCCGCCACCGAACAACACCCCAATGCCACCGCACGCGCCTACTTGGAGTTTGCCCGGGGCTTTCGCTTTGAGCTGATCCAGGGGTGGTTCACCCAAGAAAGCTTCTACTCCCGCGAACACGACGCCGGCAGCGCCACTGTGCGGTTCGCCCTGGAGAAAGGAGGCTGGTGGGAACGCCTGATCGATCAGCCGCACCGGTTTGGCAAGATGAAGGCCCGCTTCAAGTCCAAGGACAGCTATCGCGGCACTTGGTGGTGCCCACCTTGCGTTGACCTATTAGAAGCGAAGGAAATCTGGATCGTCGAAGGAATCTTCGACGCCATCGCCCTGGTGCACAACGACATCGCGGCCGTGTCGGCTATGTCGTCGAATGCATTCCCCGTGGATTCACTCAAGGCCTTGATCGAGGCCCACCAAGGGAAACTCCCGAAGCTGATTTGGGCTCTCGATAACGAGCCTGGCGCCCACGTGTACACCCGGCGCTGGGCTCGGGATGCGCGCGCCCTGGGCTTCGTCTGCGAGGCGGCGCAGATCCCCCAGCGTGACGGTCGCAAGACCGACTGGAACGATCTGCATCAGCGCTGGGGCTTTATCCAGGACGAGAAAAAGCGTGCTGAACAGATCGCTGAAGACCTCAAGCAGGCCCGCCACCAGGGTGCCCTGTTGTTGGCTGAAAGCGCCGCCGAAAAGGCGTTGCTGATGTACGAGTGGAACAAGCGTGGGGAATTCCACCTGGGCTTCGGTAATCGGCTGTACTGGTTCAAGTTGGACCTGGACAAGTACAACCGGGCCATGCAGGACCTGGAGGATAGCGAACAGCAAGACGATCAGTTGCTCAATCAATCGCAACAACGCGAAAAGGCTCTGCAGCAATCCGGCAGCGTGGTAGAGATCGCCAACTGCTACCCCCAAGCCCTGTATTTCCAGCGCAACGAGGTGACGGATGAGTCCTGGTACTACCTGCGCGTCGACTTCCCCCACGACTCGGAGAGCGTGAAAAACACCTTCACTAGCGGACAGCTGTCGGCCGCGAGCGAGTTCAAGAAGCGGCTACTTGGTATGGCTGCCGGCGCCATGTTCACCGGCAGCGGCCAGCAGCTCGACAAGCTCATGAAGGATCAGCTGTACGGCATCAAGACCGTGTCGACCATCGACTACGTGGGCTACAGCAAGGAACACGCTTGTTACGTCTACGGCGATCTCGCGATCAAGGACGGCACCACCTACAAGGTCAACAGCGAAGACTATTTCGAGTTCGGCAAGCTGCGTCTGAAGACCCTTCAGAAGGGGGTCACCATCAAACTGCAGCGCGAGGCGAAGGGTTTCGACGAGAAATGGCTGCAGTTACTGTGGACGTGCTTCGGCGCCCAGGGAATTGTCGCCCTGGTGTTCTTTTTCGGGTCGCTGTTCTGCGAGCAGATCCGTGCCCGCTACCAGTCGTTCCCCTTCCTGGAAGCCACCGGTGAAGCCGGCTCCGGCAAAACGACCCTGCTCAACCTGCTGTGGAAGCTGCTCGGCCGCGAGGGATACGAAGGGTTTGACCCGATGAAGTCGACCAAAGCCGGGCGCTCTCGCCTGATGGGACAGGTGTCAGGCATGCCGGTGGTGTTCCTTGAAGCGGACCGTCATAGCGAGGACCGGGCCCACGCGAAAACCTTCGAGTGGGACGAGCTGAAAGACTTTTTCGGCGGTGGCACCCTCGCCACGAAAGGCGTCAAGACCGCCGGCAACGAGACATATGAACCGCCATTTCGCGGAACGATCGCCATCAGCCAGAACGCGGCAGTGGTCGCCCATGAGGCGATCATGACGCGCATCGTGAAACTGCACTTCGTTCGTCCGGTCGTCACCCCCGAAAGCCGTGCAGCTGCAGACCAGCTCAACGCACTGAATGGCGACACGTTGAGCCATTTCCTGTTACGGGCAGTCGGCAAAGAGTCCGCGGTGATCGATCTGTTCGCCCAGGGCATGCCCGAACATGAATCGAAGCTGCGCCGCTTGCACACTCACTGTTTCGCCTGTGACACAGCCTACATCAGCGACCAGGGCAACTGCAGCAGTTGTGGTTATGACCTGCGCGGGTACATCCGCGTTGAGCGGATCAGCAAGAATCACGCTCAGTTGCTCGCCCTGCTGGACAGCCTGGGCCTGGTCCTGAAGTTGAGTCAGCCACAGATCGCCGCTACCCAGCGCCAGATCGTCCGGATGGCCATCGAGCGCCAGGCCTCGATCAGCTCCGACCATACGGCCGTTGCCGAGTTCTGGGAGGTCTACGACTACCTCGAATCCCTCAGCGAAGATCCCGTGGTCGACCACAGCAGCGATCCGACCGTGATCGCCATCAACCTCAACGAATTCTGCGAACGAGCTGCAGAACACAAGCAGAAGCTGGCGGACGTGGGCACCTTGCGCGACCTGCTCAAGGAGTCCCGCTCCCGCAAGTTCCTGGACAGCAACAAGGCCGTGCACAGCGCCGCGCGGGCCGCATTCAACCATCGAAATCCCTGTTCGCCACCTCGGCCGACAACGGTGAAGTGCTGGACATTCAAGGCGTAAAGGAGAGCAAGACCGATGCAGATCCAAGTGTTTATGGGCAATGCCGGCGACGGCAAAACAAGCAAGCTGCAGTCAGTTCAGGACCGTCTGGACTTCACAGGGCAAAGCGCGCCGATCATCCAGGCGGGTGCTTATGGGGAGGAAGGCTTACTGGAGATTCTGGAGGTCCGGGCAGCAGGTGGCCAGCGTGAAATCCTGGTGGACGACTGCAGCAGGCAGCAGATTCTGAGGGTGCTGGAGTGGCAATCATGTGCTGAGCATGAGCCGTTTTTTGATGACCTGGTGATCCACCTGACCCGTAAGGACTGATCTTGAAAGAAACGGTGTCGAGGAGTTGCAGCTCCCCGACACCAACCACCACAGAGGAGCAACACCATGCAAGCACAGCACCAAAGCAGCAGCGGCACGCAGGCTATCACACCGGCAAGGCACCTGGTGGTCACCGCGATCATCGGCGCCGCCGTCATCGGCTACCTAGTCCACAAAACCCCGGAATCACGGGCCCACCTGGAAAACCTCAGCCAGATGGCCAGCACCCTGGGCGAACTGAGCGATCGTGACGCGGCGGTCGTGGCCCGTCTGCTCACCCAGCCACCCACGCACCCCAGCTCTGCTCTCCCGGAGGACGATCACCATGCCTAACCGACCTGCAGACATCAGGAGCCGGCGCTTCCCCTGGAACATCGACTACACCAGCGTTTGCGACCTGTGCGGCCGGTGGCGCACCCAAGGCAGCCATGTGAAATGCAGCCGCCGGCGCCAGGTGATGAACGC